TTTCCTAAATCTACTTGTTGAGGTAAGATAATATCTGTTTCACCATCAAGGTCTTTTTCCATTGCATCCTTTTCACCAATAACGGCTTGAGGTACAACTTCTGCAATTTCGTGTGCAAAAAATCCTTCTTGTGTAATATCAGGAGTGCTTTTAAAATTAAATGAAATTGGGTTTAATTTTTTTACTTTTTCAATACTGCCTGACATGGCTTTGTCATTTTCTTTTAGCCTATAGTCTGAAGAAGTATTAAATGCTGTTGAACCACCATTAACAAGAATAGAACCTACCATTCCAGTATTATCATAAAATCTTACTTTATAGTTAGCACTTGAACTATTACCTGCACAATATATAACACCACTTTCAATTTGGATACCAGTATGTGCTGTTGGTGTAGCAGAACCACCAGTATTTATTCCAATACCACTTGCATAAGGCTGTATTTCTAAATAATAACCAGTTGAACCATTTGAATTTTGTAAAACGTATGCACCTGCAACATCTGCTGAGTAACCAATACTAAAAATTGTGCTATCAGTTTCGTGTCCTTGAAACCTAAAACCTGCATTAGTTGCAGAGGTAGATAAATCAGTAACTCTGTCACCTGATGCTCTTTGATCATGTATAAATAAAGCTGAATTACCTGCTGTATTACCTGCTCCATTAATTACAACATTACTATTACCTGCATCTACTTTAAAACAACTTGTTTTAGCATCTGATTCTACTCTAAAGTCTACATCTCTGCTTTCTTCATTAAATACTACTTCATCAGGTTTGATAGAAAACATTGTACGTTCTGTTCCTGCCATCATATTAAATATATGAAAACTAGAATCTTCTGTACCATCAGAAGCATCAATAATATCTGCTCTTAAACGATTATAAACAACTACTTCACTGTTATCATTGTTGCCTTCAATTCTCATTGTTAACAAGCTGTCATTATCAGCAGGGCTTGATGAATTTCTATAAAATCTTACAGCAGGACCACCACTTGCATCATCATCTGTAGATATTAATTCAAGTTGGTCATCATTGTCAGCAGTTGATATAGACAACTTATCATTCACAAGTAATCCTGTATTATGAACATGAGTAAGTGTTACGTCACTATCAGCACCAAAATTAATTATAGCACCATCAGATGCAAGACTTAAATCATCTCCTACAGAAACATCTCCTGTAAACGTACCATCTACGGCTGTAAGGTTTTGAGCAGAAGGATGCGTAGTCGTTGTTGTTGGGTTCATGTGAAGAACGTAGATATTACCTGTACCTGAAGGTGTAGTGGCAGTAAATGTTAAAGTTGTACCACTGACTGAGTAAGCTGTTGTAGGCTCTTGTCTTACGTTCTCAACAAATACAGATACAGAATTGGTCGTAGCAACTTTAGATAAAGTATATGCTGTGCTACCACCATTAAAGGTGTCTTTAACTATTGTTGCAAAACTTGTTGAAGGTGTATTACCTAAGTAAGGCATTAAGTGATCTCCATAATAGATAGAGCAACATCTGTTGCACCACTTCCTGTAACCTTTAGTACGTCTGTTGTTTCCATAACAACTTTGTTTCCTGCTAACAGTTCTAATGATGATCCTGCTGGAATAGGTGCATTTGTTACTAACTCAACATCTTGGTTAGCTTCGTTGTTTGCTCCTGCTCTAGCACTTGTATCTGATGATAATGTAACTGTTGCAGTTGTTTGACTTGTTGTTGTATTACCCAGAACTAAACCTAATATAACTGTTGTTGTTGAACTTGCTACAGTGTATATAACATCTTCGGATGTAACTCCTGCTTTAGTAACTACTTTAAATGTATTTGCCATATTTTATCCTAACGCTATTGCTAATGCTGTTGCTTCGTTAGACGCTGCTGTTAACGTTGTCTTTGAATCTATCTGTGTTTGTATATTAGATGATACATTGTTTAGATATCCAAACTCAGTATTTGATATTGTGCCATCATGTATTTTAGTTGCATCAATGGCTGCACCTGATGCTACACTCGCATTGACTACAGCATTAGATGCTAATTGATCTGCACCAACAGCATCATCTGCTATCATAGATTGTTCTACTGCATCAGCCTGTATTGTAGCAGTTCCTGTTACATTTCCTGCACCAGTAAAACTAGCAGATGTCCAAACAACATCTCCTGTCATTCCAATAGTTCTACCTGTAGCTAGTGCTGTGGCTGTATCTGCGTTACCTGTTAAAGCACCTGTAACATTTGCTGTAATCGCACTTGGCAGTCCAATCGTTACTGTTCCTGAACTTTCTGCAACTTCAACTTCATTGCTTGTTCCTGCAAATGTAAGTGTGCCACCTAACGCTACGGCTGAAGTATTTGATCCATCAGATACAGTTATAGATGAGTTAGATAATTTAGCATTTGCTATACTACCTGCTAACTGTGCATTTGTAATTGTTCCTGATAAAGAACTTGTTGGGTAATTTGTTGCATCAGATAAATCAAAAGCAGGTGTAGTATCACTTGCACCCAATGCTAAAGAAACACCACCAAAATTAATAGAAGAGTTGGCTAGTTTTGAATTAGCTATACTACCTGCCAACATTGTATTTGAAACTGATCCACTATCGCCTGTGCCAACTAACGTACCTGATGCAGTCGGTAATACAAGAACTGCACTACTACCTGCTGAGTGGGGTTGTGCTTGAAGTGTTTGTGCATGAGCATTACTAACCTCACAGTAAAACTTCATCTTGGCAACAGCACCACTGTCAGACCTTAAATCTATTTGTCCACCATTAACTGTTAAGTCATCGCCTACACTTATATCGCCAGATGTTGTAAGACTTGTTAAAGTACCAACAGATGTAATGTTTGTCTGTGCTGCACCTGTCACAGTTGCCGCAGTACCTGATGTATTACCTGTTACGTTACCTGTTATATTACCTACAAATGTACCATTTATATTGCCACTTGCATCTTGAAACACTGCTTTATCAGCAGGATATGTCATAAATATAGTTCTTGTACCTGATGACCAGTCAACAGCATTATTTGAGTTAGAACTAGCAAGTATTGTGGTTCTAGCTAAAGTTGTGCCTGATGATGTAAATGTACCCAAGCCAACTTCAAAATCTGTATTATCAGTACAGGCATAGTAAGTAGTGTCAGCGTTGCTAAGATTAGCCGTAAAAGTTTCGAAACCAGTTACTGCACCACCTAATGTATACGTTCCTGTGCCTGTAGTGGTTGTAGTTTCTTTTACTCTATCTTTTATTACAAGAGCCATTACTTCAACTCAATACTCAAGTTTGTTGCGTTTATTCTAAATATGTCATTTTGTGCTAGAGTTTTACTTGCATCCAAAGCACCTACAAACAGTATGTTACCACTTGAACTTGCATCTGCGATAAGTACATGAGTTATTGTGACGTTGCCACTATCTGCTTTTGCCGCAAACTCAATCGCACTCGTGTTCTTTGCTGTCTGTGTATCTGTTGAGTCAGCACCTATTGTTGTCCAACTAGCTGCTGCTACTTGTACCCTAGCGTAACCACTAAAACTTGCTTCTGTTAAAGAGCCTGTTTCAGCGTCAGATACTGCTGTTGCTAATCCAACGTAAATGCTGTCACCGGGACTTGAGAAACTCAACGAGTTGTTTTTAAATATGTAATGAAGCAACCTTCTTTCTAGGTAATTGGTTGCTGCGTTTGATGTAGCCATTTAGCCCTCCGTTTTCATGTAAAAGTTATCGCTAGAAAGTTTGTTAGACTGTTCGTTATTGATAGCTTTTACTGCCTGTTGATACATGGCTGTGTATCTATCTTGTAAATTATAGTTTCGGTTAAATACTGATGCTTCTATTAAACACGCATACAACAAAGCGTCAGCTGCATTGATGCTTGTCCAGTTAGAAGTATTAGAACTGCTTAACGCTGGCAGTCTTCTTTTATATGATAACTCTAATGATAGGTTGCTTGACGGTGTTGGAGCAACATAAATGGTAGAGGTATCAAAATAAGTATAATATTTAGGAACACCAGTTGATGTTCTATTAGGCCAGTATTCTGTTATAAACTCATCTGACTTTAACAGAAGCAAAGTTCTCACATTTGAATTGATAACTTGTAAATGTTCTAATGTAACTAAATCAGTTGGCATTGTTAAAAATGGATCATTAGCTGTAAACGCTGATGTTACTTTTCTTTTAAACTCAGGTGTAATTACATCTCTTGATATTCTTAATTCAGCTAAATCTATAAACTTATCAATCTCATTAGAAAACTCTGTGCCGTCATCTTCCATAAAATCTTTAATGTTTTGTACTAATTCTGCATAAGTTGTCATGATCTAGTACCTGCCGTATGTGGAAAACGATTGTCAAATGTTGTGTTTGTGGTAGCTGTTTCAGCTACATCTGGTCTTGCATCTCTCAATGATTGTGGATCATGTACTCTTACTTTACCAAGTTTGTTTTGAGGATGATCTTTATCAACCACATCTCTGCCAACCTTCAATCCGTTTTTAGTTCCGTTGGTATATTCAAATACAAGATCTCTGTATTTATATCTAAGACCAGTTCGGTCACATATTCCATACGAATTTTTTCCTGATGCAAAACTCATTTAATCTCCTATGACACCACTGGTACAATTTTAAAATCAGATCTATCTCTGTCTTCTTCGGCTGCACGTTGAAAATCTTCTTCGTACAAACCTTTTAACAACTGAACTCTTTCAACTACATTTGGATTTTTTAGTGCTAACTGGTAGGACAGTCCTGATATAATAGCAGGCAAAAATCTTGTTGGAGCATCGTATTGATATTCACCACCGTTAGCAGAATCATGGATACGCCTAATTTTGTAATACACCAAAGTATAAGTATTGTTGTTTGGCACAGGCCATAGGTTAATTACAGGGGCATCTCTTAATCTTTCAATGTAAATTTTGGTAGGTCTACCAGTTGTATTTTTGGATGTGATTGATGCGTACTCGCCAACACTAATTCTATTGATAGTTATATCTGACTGACTTGTGCCTGTACCAGTTCTTATAACATGATCTAATATAGCAACAGTATCAGATGGTAGTGTGTATGACGAGGTATCTTGACTGAGTGCTTGAGTAGCTTCTTGTACAGTCCAAAGATTAACACCTCTATTGGAAAACTCCTGAGCTAATAGATTTAAAGATCTTCTAGCAGTCCTATAATCACCACC